CCGCTTGATAGTGGGTTGTCTTCAGGATAGACTAGACCTTTTGAGGGCAGTTCTATTGTTTCTGTTGGGAGTTTTAAAATGTCTTCCATATAAATTTTATTTTGTTATAACGTTATTTGTGTATACATATCCAATGTAAAAAAAAGCTTGACCGAAGCCAAGCTATTTTTAAAAAAAATATATATTTCTATTAGAAATTTAACACGCAGTAATCCATTCCGATTGTTAATTCAATATTTTGAGCTTCACCATCAGTGTCCCAGTTCATATCTGCAAATGATCCATCTTTAATAAACGCACCTTTGATAATCCATTCTGAAACTACATCACCTACAGGACCTAATACATCAATTGTTAAGTCTTTCTTGTAGAAATCAGAGTAACCATCTCTACCAGTTACTGATTCGTGGTGTAATCTAACCCATTCCATAGTTGCTTGAGCACCAGAAGGAGTAATTGGGTCAAATAACTGCATCGTTATATCATTCCATCTTAATTTACCTTTTACTTTTCTGTAGGTATTAATATGGTTTAATATGATTTCATCTTGCGCAAAACCAAGTCCACTAATACCTTTAATGATGTAAGATGGAAAACCGTCAACATACATGATAAATCTATTAGCTACTTTTGGTTCAAAGGCTGTGAAAAATATTTCGTTTGGATCTAATACTGCCATTTTATTTTATGTTTATTTTTTTATTCAGTTATAAATATTATATTCTTTAATTCTTATGCAGGAAATTCAGCTCCTGTTGGTAGAATGTTGAAATCTAGGTAAATAAATTCTGCCGTTTTAGTTGGTTGAATGTATATAGCACCTCTTAATTCGTTTCTATCAATTACATCAGGTCCATTATTTGAATCATTCATTACAACTTTAAACGCGTATAAACCTTGTCTTTGTTGTACAGATTCTAAATATGGGTTAACTTGGCTTAAGAATGTATTTCTAGTAGCTGCTGTATTTTGTTCAAATACTAAGTTATCAGATATTTGAGAAATGTAATTCTTAAGAGCAATTAACAATCTTCTAACATTTACTCTATCTAAAGCACTTGCTTGATTTTGTAATGTTTTCTGACCAAATACTACTACTCCTCTACCTGGGAATGTAGCGATTGGGTTAATTTTACCTGTGTATAAAGTATCTCTATTTGCTTGAGTTAACTTTCTTTCTGCTTGAACAACTTGTCCTAATCCACCTCTATTAATACCTGCTGGTGCGAACCAAGCTTCTGCTGTTCTATCATTATTAGCATAAACACCTGGGATTAATGTACCTGCTGGTACCCAAACTCTTTGTCCTGAATCTGGATCAGTTACCATACACCATGGCCAATATGCTGCTGCATATGAAGTATCTTTATCAGCTCCTGTTGAAACTACATTTGTAATTGAAGATGCATATGGAACAAGATCTAATACTACAATGTTGTCTCCTCTATTCTCAGTATTTGATACTAAAGTATTTAATATTGAAGAATATCCTGATTGATATAATCCTGGAGCTGAGATGATATTATATTTAAAATCATCTTTATTAGCTAATAAGTTAAATGCTGTTGTGTAGTTACCACCTACTAATCCTTGAGTATCAGAATCTGAAATATTTTGGTAATATTTACCAGTTCCAGTTAAGATACTACCTACAGCGTCTCCAAATGAACCACTTTGAGCTAATGGAATAGAAGCTGTGTATTGAGCTTTTGCATTTCCACTATTATCTAAGTAATCTGGAGTTTTATAATTTACTGATTTTACTCTTACGTATCTTGAAGCGTTAGTGTAAGAACCACTTGTTTGTAAGTAAACATCTGTTCCTGATCCTCTAACTACTTGTTTTTGGTCTCCAATTACTCTAGCAATGTAATTTGAAGCTTTTGGATCTAATGATACGTTGTTAAAGCTTTCAAGTACTGATTTAGCTCTGTTTGTATCATTACCTTGTCTAATGATTACACTAAATGTACCTGATGAAGTATTTGGGGAAGCAATTTCCCATCTAATATTGTCTGTTGATCCGCTTTCTAAAGCACCAGTTGAAGATAATGTACTATCACTGTTCATTATATCACCTTGACCAATTGTTTCTAAAGTAAAGGCATTATCATCTGTAATGTTAGCATCTACAAGAGTTACTACTAGATCAGCTGTTGGGTTACCCATAGCAGTTGTTGCTACGGTTAATGTATCTCCTACTGCATATCCTGTTCCAGCAACTGCTACTGAAATAGCTGTTGTTTCTACAAATAAATCTGCTGCTGCAACAGTTAATACAAGATCTGTACCACCACTTGTTGTAGCACCTAATGATCCTGATGGTATAATTAATGTATCTCCTGCAACATATCCTGAACCTGTTGCTACTACTGTAGCTGAGGTAATTGTTGTAGCACTTGCTACTATAATTGTAGCTGTAGCACCTGTACCAGCACCTGAACCACTTGTTAAAGCTACTGTATAAGTATCTGCTACCATTCCAGCACCTGGGGTTGATTCAGTTAAATCTGCACTTTGGCTAAATTTACCACTTGCAGATGTTGCCGTAACTGCTAATTGTATTGATGTTCCAGCCCCACTTGTAGATGGAGTTACTGTGCCCGAAAATTCAGCACCACCTTCACCACCTGAAGTATAAGAACCAAATAAATTACTTCCTGATGGAATATCACCACTTTCTTGATCATTAAAGATTGTTGATGAAGTTGCTTCTGTAAACGATCCTGAAGCTACTCTAGTAACAATTAGAGAAGTACCTCCGTTTACAAAGTAATTGTAAGCTGAGATAGATGTTAAGAATGTAAACTCATCAGATCCACTGTCGAAAGTAGTACCAAAGTTAGCTTGATACTCACTGTAAGTAGTTATAAGTTTTGGAATATTTACTTGACCTTTTACTGTAGGTCCTACTAATGCTGCACCAGCTTGTATCGGTTGAGCCGTGATCTGTGATTGATCATTCTCTCTTGCTAATACTCCTGGGGAAATTAATGTTTCTGCCATGTTATTTAGTTG